TTATAACGTCACTCCGCCTTTTAGAGGATTCAGCGCGACGGCATTTTGCAGGTAGTCAGGCGCAAGGTGCGCATAGGCCATCGTCTGCTGAATGCTCGCATGTCCCAGAATCTGTTGCAGTGCGATTATATTGCCCCCATTCATCATGAAATGGCTTGCGAATGTATGCCGCAGGATGTGGGTTGCCTGATTGGGTGGTATATCTGGCTTCACTCTGCGTAAAATCCCGCAAAACTTCTCATAATCAACTTTGAATAATTTAGCGCTGGCCTCCTCTTTAACTTTTTTCTCCAGTTCCTCAGAAATCGGCACGGTTCGCTTTTTACCGTTTTTGGTTTTCAGGAAGGTAACCCTGCAATTTGTAATCTGTGCTGGTTTTAGCGTGGCAACTTCCGTCCATCTTCCTCCAGTGCTCAGACATAAAAGTGCGACAAGTAAGTCATCACCATCCAAAACATTTAACAGTTTTTCGATTTCTGCTTTTTCCAGGAACGTCATTTCAGGGTTGGCCTCCGCCAGTGGCGGCAGTCCGTGAATTGGGTGTTGCCCGGAAAATTCATCCAATTGAATTAATTTTGTGAACATGCCGGATAATCGGTACATGTCACGGTTTATCGTTGCGGCACTGATACCATCACGTAGTCGCATGGAACGATAATCCATCAAAGCTCTTTTGCTCATCCGGCTCACTGGTATATCACCTATGCCGCTGATGGTTTTGAGCAGATGATTAAACTCTTTTGTTCCATGCTCGTGGTTTTGCCCGTGATATTTCCACCAGATGTCCAGCAACTCACTCAAAGTTCTGCGATCTGCTCGCTGACCTGCCCATTCTTTCTGGCTGGCGTAGGCGATTGTGTATCGCTCAAATGCTACAGCCTCAGCTTTTCTTTCAAATTTCCTGCGGATGCGTTTTCCGTCGCGACCGCGAGGTCTAATGTCCACTTCATAGCGTCCATCATCGAGCTTCTTAATTGACATAAGAAAGCCCTCTGACGCTGTATTCACCATCTTGGTAACAAATGGTGAAAATATAATGTTTATATAGTGTTAACCAGTCTGTTTTTCGGAGTGGTCTGATTCTGTTGGTTTTTGCCCAATGTGTGCGAGAGCCGGCGCGATCTGACCAGCTTGTGGTGACGTATCACCAGTCATTAACCAGAGCGTATATTTTTTAAATAAAGGCGTATTTGTGACTCGCATAACGATGCTGAGACCAGGGTCTTTATGCCCACTTTCGTAATTTTTGACTGTTCCTAGAGCTATCCCGCTAATTTCGCTGAATTTCGCCTGTGTTAAGCCTTCTGCTTTCCTAATCGCTTTCAGTTTTTCGAATGTCTGCATTTGACAGTAACCTATTGGTGACTTATATTCCCGTCAAAAGGTTGTGTATTGGTGACCTTTTGAGTGTGTTAGCCAGTCCCTAGAAAGGACAGGGGCGACCTAGAAGGGACTGGATCTAATAAGGGTAACACGAAAGCAAAAAGGGCTAATCAATGGAAGTCAATGACTATGTGATTCAGTACCCGATTGATGCGGTACATACGGTTAAGTTTGCAGAGTTACTTGGTAAGCCAGAAACGGCTGTAGTCAAGATGGTAAAAGAGAATAAATTGCCAGTTATTGAGCTTCGTGATCCAAGTAAGCCGAACGCTCGTGTCGGTGAGAAGTGGGTTTTCATTCCAGAGTTTAATCGCGCTGTACGAGAGGCGTTTTATAACCGACCAGTTGAACAGCGTGATGCATGGCTTTTGTGGATGGGGTTGTGATTATGAGTGAACCGCGTTGTATTGCTCAGTTACTGCGTAACGAAAGCCCAAGGGCGATTGACTTCACCATCACCCACGGTAAGGGGCGTAAGGGAATCATTATCCGCACCAAAAAACAGAGTCCGTTAAAAAAGGCTCTGACCTTTCTGAAAAGCCGGAGGGTATGGAAATGACAGTGATGACGCTCAATCTCGTTGAAAAACAGCCAGCAGCTATGCGCCGGATAATTGGTAAGCATCTTGCCGTTCCTCGCTGGCAGGATACATGTGATTATTATAATCAGATGATGGAGCGCGAACGGCTAACGGTTTGCTTTCATGCGCAGTTAAAACAGCGTCACGCAACGATGCGTTTTGAAGAAATGAACGACGTCGAACGTGAACGGCTGGTTTGTGTAATTGATGAATTGCGTGGGGCATTCTCAAAACGCCGTCAGGTTGGCGCAAGTGAGTATGCATATATTAGTTTTTTAACAGTCAGTCAGCGTCGCACTTTATTTATGCATGCCGGATTGACTGAAAAAGAATTCAACCAGCCATACTGGCGAATTAATGAAGAGTCATGTTACTGGCGTGATGCTTTATTCCGTGCATTACGTGAATTATTCAGCCTGTTTGAGTATGCACCGACAATTCTGACGTCGGTAAAACCAGAGCAATATCTGCATTAAGTAATTAACCAGAGTTTTTAACGCACTTAATTGTGCGGGGCTTCTTTTTGCCTGGAGAAAGTCATGCATACAGTTTCTGAAAATCAGTGCGGTAAATACGCATTACTGCTGCAACAGGCCAGAACCGAAGCACAGGCCGACGCAGCGACGCGCTTTTCTTCTCATCTTGACGCCATGATTCGCCACATCACAAAGGCGGAGTTATCCCGCGTAGAGATAGTCGAGCTGCTCAGTCAGGAGTCGGAAAAATTTCACAATATCGGATTGTCTCGCGGGGAGGTGCTTTGATGTCCTGTTCTCGTTCAGTTGTATTACTGAATAACGCCTTAAAAATCACCGTTATGAAAAATGGCGATCTATCTCTTATTCAACTTGGTCTTGATAAAGAAAAACGCGAAATAACTGAGTCTGTTATCGCGATTTATCAGAACGAATTAAACCTCCTGTCTGATGTGGTCAATTTACTTGTTAAACGCGCTGTATTTCACAAGCAAATTTCCTCCGTGGATGAACTGACGAAATTAACGACAGAAATCGCCAGCTATTGCGCTGATGAATTTAAAAAACTGAACGACAAAAGGAACTGGTAATGCCGGACAACGTAGATTTTATTCAGGAACAACAGGCTGAATTACTGGAGCGCCAGATTAACGCGGCAAGGGTAAAACATTGCGGTGCTTCTGCGCTGGTTTGCGAAGAGTGTGACGCGCCAATACCTGCTGCCCGTCGTGCGGCTTATCCGTCAGCCACGCGTTGTGTTTCCTGCCAGTCAGTCTTTGAAGCAAAAAACAAACATTACCGGAGAACGGCATGAGTATTCGTATTGAAATTGGCGAACGTTATGTCGTTACCAGTGACAGCTTTCAGTTTATTCTCCACGAGAAAAAGAGAGCGGAAAGCGGTAAAAACGCCGGTCAGGAATGGCTGGCGGTGGTTGGTTATTACCCGAAATTAAGCCAGCTCGTTTCCGGCCTGATGCATCACGATATTCTGACCGGAAGCGCAAAGTCTTTTGCTGATTTAAACGCGCAGGTTGAGCAACTCAGCAAGCGTTGTTCAGAGGCTTTTGGCTCATATGGCCGTTAAAGCCTCCGGGCGTTTTGTCCCTCCGTCAGCATTTGCCGCAGGCACCGGTAAGGCGTTTACCGGTGCTTATGCATGGAACGCGCCACGCGAGGCCGTCGGGCGCGAAAGACCCCTTACACGTGACGAGATGCGTCAGGTGCAAGGTGTTTTATCCACGATTAACCGCCTGCCTTACTTTTTGCGCTCGCTGTTTACTTCACGCTATGACTACATCCGGCGCAATAAAAGCCCGGTACACGGGTTTTATTTCCTCACATCCACTTTTCAGCGTCGTTTATGGCCGCGCATTGAGCGTGTGAATCAGCGCCATGAAATGAACACCGACGCGTCGTTACTGTTTCTGGCAGAGCGTGACCACTATGCGCGCCTGCCGGGAATGAATGACAAGGAGCTGAAAAAGTTTGCTGCCCGTATCTCATCGCAGCTTTTCATGATGTATGAGGAACTCAGCGATGCCTGGGTGGATGCGCATGGCGAAAAAGAATCGCTGTTTACGGATGAGGCGCAGGCTCACCTCTATGGTCATGTTGCTGGCGCTGCACGTGCTTTCAATATTTCCCCTCTCTACTGGAAAAAATACCGTAAAGGCAGATGACCACGAGGCAGGCATATTCTGCCATTGCCCGTCTGTTTAACGATGAATGGTGGACTCATCAGCTTAAAGGCCAGCGTATGCGCTGGCATGAGGCGTTACTGATTGCTGTCGGGGAGGTCAATAAAGACCGTTCTCCTTATGCCAGTAAACATGCCATTCGTGATGTGCGTGCGCGCCGCCAGGCAAATCTGGAATTTCTTAAATCGTGTGACCTTGAAAACAGGGAAACCGGCGAGCGCATCGACCTTATCAGTAAGGTGATGGGCAGTATTTCTAATCCAGAAATTCGCCGGATGGAGCTGATGAACACCATCGCCGGTATTGAGCGTTACGCTGCCGCAGAGGGTGATGTGGGGATGTTTATCACGCTGACCGCGCCGTCAAAGTATCACCCAACACGTCAGGTCAGAAAAGGCGAAAGCAAAACCGTCCAGCTAAATCACGGCTGGAATGATGAGGCATTTAATCCAAAGGATGCGCAGCGTTATCTCTGCCGTATCTGGAGCCTGATGCGCACGGCATTCAAGGATAATGATTTACAGGCCTACGGTTTGCGTGTTGTTGAACCACACCACGACGGAACGCCGCACTGGCATATGATGCTTTTTTGTAATCCACGCCAGCGTAACCAGATTATCGAAATCATGCGTCGCTATGCGCTCAAAGAGGATGGCGACGAAAGAGGAGCCGCGCGAAACCGTTTTCAGGCAAAACACCTTAACCAGGGCGGTGCTGCGGGGTATATCGCGAAATACATCTCAAAAAACATCGATGGCTATGCACTGGATGGTCAGCTCGATAACGATACCGGCAGACCGCTGAAAGACACTGCTGCGGCTGTTACCGCATGGGCGTCAACGTGGCGCATCCCACAATTTAAAACGGTTGGTCTGCCGACAATGGGGGCTTACCGTGAACTACGCAAATTGCCTCGCGGCGTCAGCATTGCTGATGAGTTTGACGAGCGCGTCGAGGCTGCACGCGCCGCCGCAGACAGTGGTGATTTTGCGTTGTATATCAGCGCGCAGGGTGGGGCAAATGTCCCGCGCGATTGTCAGACTGTCAGGGTCGCCCGTAGTCCGTCGGATGAAGTTAACGAGTACGAGGAAGAAGTCGAGAGAGTGGTCGGCATTTACGCGCCGCATCTCGGCGCGCGTCATATTCATATCACCAGAACGACGGACTGGCGTATTGTGCCGAAAGTTCCGGTCGTTGAGCCTTTGACTTTAAAAAGCGGCATCGCCGCGCCTCGGAGTCCTGTCAATAACTGTGGAAAGCTCACCGGCGGTAATACTTCGTTACCGGTGCTCACGCCATCTGAGCACGCCGCAGCAGTGCTAAATCTGGTTGATGACGGTGTTATCAAATGGAATGACCCGGAGGTCGTGAGGGCGCTCAGGGGTGCATTAAAACACGGCCTGAGAACACCAAATCGTCAGCAGAGAAACGGAAGCCCGTTAAAACCACATGAAATTACACCATCGGCCAGACTGACCCGGTCGGAAAGAATGCAAATTACCCGTATCCGCGTTGACCTTGCTCAGAACGGTATCAGGCCGCAGCGATGGGAGCTTGAGGCGCTGGCGCGTGGGGCAACCGTAAATTATGGCGGGAAAAAATTCACGTATCCAATCATTGATGAGTGGCCGGGGTTCATAACCAAGTGTGAGTTGGAACATAAGATAAAGTAAGGGGAAGCCATTAACTTTACCCCATTATGGTCATGCTTTGTTATATGCCCGGCTAAATGCCGGGCAATGATGTGATTAAATAATAGGCGATTCAGTATTTAATGGATTCAACATCCATAAATGGCTCTGTGGTACAACTTCAAATGGTTTTTTGAAGTCAGCAATGCATTTCCCCGTTTCAAAACTTAACCCGCTGTTTTTACTATCTAAGAAACATAATCCAGACAGAACACTTTTGATTTGTACCGCACCTGTTGTTGAAGGTATGAGAGAAAACAGAGTTTTCTTATCTGTCGGATTACACGTCATTTTTAGCAGATTTTTTCCATCAGGAGTCCCTAAACATTGGTCTGTATTTGGGGTTCGAATCATTATCCACCCGCTTTGATCGGTAACAAGAGCTTCAGCTGGTGTTTTTACTGGTACAACTTCCCATCCAGTGATTTCTCTGCCATGCAGATCTAGTCTGTTATGGAGCATCAGGCCACTTTGGAGATTGCGGAATGTGAATAGAGAGTTATTTTCTTTTCCTAACTCATCTATCTGATTATTGACAGCTTCCTGTGATGAGGAGCATCCGGATATTAGCAACATAGTTACAATAATTATTAATCTCTTCATTATGATAGCCTCTTTTATCGTCTGGAAACGCCAACAGGGTAATGGTCTGAAGACATCTGAGTCCTTCTGGCTCCGTATACAATTCCTGCTTGTAGCGGAAATGGTCTAAAGGCCACAGCGTTTCCTGCTACTGCATAATCTAATGTTCGTTGACTCGTTTGTGTCGGTGCAGCAGGGAAAATAATTTCTGATGCATTTCTTACAGGAACTGTAAGGTTCACCTCTAAATCATCAGGTTCGCGATTAAAATCACCAAGAATCATCCAGTTAATGGCCTGGTGGACTGGGTCTCGGCTGTCACGAAAGAAGCTATAGACTTCTTCAACAAGAGCGGGAGCGTCATTGTTTCGCGTAGCTATCGCATGTGCAGTGAAAAATGCATCATTGCCAATCCGTATGCCAAGCAATGGCCGCCCACCTTGTCTTACCGGGCGAAGAACAAACACTTCATCGGCCTGCCGATTGCTAACCAGAGCAAGATTGACCCTTCCACCAAAGGCATCAACAGCAGAAAAATATATATATACTTGCTGTGGTCTGCTATTTGTAGACAAGTTCCAGATAAGCTCCCGGACAGGAATGCCTGGGGAAGGAATAACTCTACCTGTATCTACAGCCGTTGATGGCGGAGAACCTGCCTCCTGCACAGCTAAAATATCTACGGCATTTTCACCAGAAATTAATTGTCGGACATTTATATTCCATTTACTTTCAGTAGTGGCGGATGCGCCCTGAAGGTTCCAGGTCGCAACGCGAAAATCAGTTAAATCCGCCTGAGCGTAAAACGATAAAAATACTATCAGAGATATAATATATTTTTTCATTGTTCGCCTCCTGCTGAATGCCTATCTGGTTCTATTGGTAGTGGTGGAAATGGGCGTATTTCTGGCTTAACAATAGTGGCTAGAGCTGGCCTTAATGGTTCGCTTATGGACCACATAAATTCGAAGTTTCTCTCTCCACTTGATGGGCAACGCTCCATTGTTAATGTTGTTGCGTACGGAGATGATGGTGTTCTTTCTAAAAAATTAGCTCTGATGCATAAACCTGTAGACAACGATTTTAACTGGTAATTACCATTGCGTGTTACCATCGGCTGGAAGTCGAAGCGATCTGGTCCAAACTGGCAAGGTGCAGTAGATAGTTGCACACCTCCTTTAAACCCCGGGAAGCTTGTCATACAAGTACCAACGTCTACATTGCGGAACTGTATCGTATTTGGTCTGGTTCCGGGCATAATCTGCCAATTGCGTAGTTCTCCAAATGAATTGGAGTCGCTGATATAATAAGCCCATAATGATGAACCAGCTCCGCGGCTCCACATTGTTAGAACTGAGCCATCCATGTTCATCAAAGATACTGCGGGTGCTGTACCTGGTACCGGGATAGGGATTGGTGCATTTGTGGGAAGTGCAGGTCCAGCCCCGGGTAATGGAAGTCCAGGCTCATCTGGAGAAGGAATTGTTGGTCCTCCCTCTACTTGAGGAGGGAAAACTTTGGGGTCAAGATGAGCTTTGTTCTTTCCTGATGAGCAGCCATTTAATAAAATGGGGAGCAGGATACCAGCTATAAAAATAGGTGTGTATTTATTAGCCAT